TAAATTCTGACCCAGCTTGTTCACAACCCCCCTCGCTAATAGTTTGTAAGAGGATGGTGACTTGCTGGTTGATTCAATGAACCCAAGTAACTGTGCATAAGTCGAAAAAGGAGAGGCACTCAATGTGTCCTTTAAACTTTCCCTCATGAATGGCACATCCCTTTTAATAGAGGACCAGTAATGCAGTATCTGTGCCCTCGACAAGCTCTTTTGCACCTTTAGAAACCATATCTCCTTCAAGACCGCTTTCATATATTTGAAGTGCTCTCCGACAGAGTACTCCGGCGATATCCACTGATATCTCAATCTCTTCTTCTGACTCAACTTCGCACTGATTAGCTCTCTACTGAGGGTGTGATCCAGCAATTTAAATTGAAACCACATAGGGAACAAGGTCTTCTGATCATAGTTTCCCTCCAAATCGATCAGTGCCTCCTTCAATCTCATGATGCTCCTCTTGTGGCCCTCCTTAGTCTTAAACATAGATGCATACATGATGAACGGAGTCATCCTCATGCTTTCGGTCCTAGTGAGCCAAGTCAAAGAAGCAGCGAGAGTTGGGTCCAGCACTTGATACTTCATTTTAATCATTGAATCGGATTTGTCCCTAGATCTTGACATGAGGGATTCAAATTCAGCATCGCCCACTAAGTCTCTCCTGTTCAATCCTGATAATCCTAGTCTAGACTTCAATGCATGATATTTCTTCGTTGGATATATGCTATACATTGCGCTCTCCAAGTCATCTTCGTCATTAGGCAGTCCATAACCGGCTATATGATACAATAGCCTTCTAGCAGACGGATCGTGTGAGGCTCTCCAATTGACATAAGTCCCATCAACCAATCCAGCACATATTGGGGGCATCACACCGTAAAACCCCAAGCTAGTCACCTTAAACTCAAATATGTCTTTAATCACTTCCATATTCATCCATGGCATTGTCAGATACCCAAAATTCATCATTAATGATAATCCTTGGCACATTGAGACCCAGGAGCATAAATCACCTGATGCGCCATTCTCTCTCAGCTGTCTCAATTGAGAATACATTGACGAAACTCTCCTTCCCAAGCTTTCTTGCGGGTTGTCGTCACACGACCTTGCCACAAATTTAACCAACGGGCTACTAACAGAGTTCCCGATGTAGAATTTTGAATTGAACTCAAACATTTCTGTCATAGAGAAAGTCGTCTTCTCAAAACTGGTTCTGACTCCAAATAATTTGTCGATGCTGTTCTTTAATACGGGCCAGTCCTTGTAAAACCTCCACGATATGGGTCTAGTCTCAGCCTCCTCCCCACAGAAAGAGACCATTATCCCCTCATCATCAGACGACACTTCGAAGCTAACTATTATTCTAACATCATCCGTCTGGTATCTTCCTTTAATAATCGAAGTCAGGTATTCCAGATGCATTAAATGGTAAAAGCTTGATGGATAGTGTAGTATTCCCTGCATCATATCAGTTTTAGAATGAATATAGGGAATATTTTTCCTTATTAAAGGATCCCCACCTTCCAGATATCCTTTCTTAAGCCTGTTAACCGAAGGTGTCGACAGCACTGATGTCATGTTGTGTATGAACATCTCAACCAACGAATCTGGGAGTTGTAGAGACTTCCTCCTGTGTAGGGACAACACCTTGTAGCTGAATGGCTGGAATATCGGGGGCAACACAGCAGAGCACATGTCCATGAAATCATATAAAGAGAACAGCTGAGCCCAGTTCGTCATATCACCAGAAATCTTCGC